GTAGAAGTTTTACTTCCAAGAAATGCCTTCGATTGAAATACCTAATATTTCTATTCCAGAGATATATATTCCAGATGTCCCAGAAATATATAGTCCTCATTACATAACACCAGCTAAATTACCTGATATAGATGTAGCTGGTTGTACTTATCAGCATCGAGATATTAAAAACACAGGTAATCGTAATTTATTATTAGAAGATCCAAACGGAGTATATACTACTTGTGATTTTCCTTTTCCTAGTTTTATCCCTCTCGATTATTCTCCTGATAATTTAGTGATTGTAGAAGAAGTTCCAATGAATACTTCTACACCTGATTTACCTAAAACTGAACAAGCTGAAATACCAAAATTACCAGAAGATAAGCCACCAACTTTAACACCTTGCCCTAATAAAAAAAATCAAAGAGTTGGAGACTTTCGTAACGAAAAAAGAATTGAACGTGTCATCGGACATAAAAGAGGTGAAGATGGAATAGAGTGCATCACTATTTATGAAGACGTTCCATTCAAAGATCAGTACATACCAGAAATTTCTAGCCTTATATCTACTGCTTTTATTGGCTTGGTCGCTGCCAGTAGTCCATTACTTCTTAACGCAGTCAAACCTTTAGTTAAGCAAGTTGTTAAAAAACTGACGAAAAAGAAAAAAGACAAGGTATAAACATAAACAAGGTTTTTTACAAGCTCCTTACAGGTCAATCTGAAGGGGCATTTTTTATGATTTTATGATTATGAGGTAGAACTTGGTTTGGTGGGACAGTAACTACAATATTTTCACAAGTAACTGCTTCTGGTGAGCCAGATTTGAAGGTTACTCCAAGCTTTGCTTGTTTCGCACACATTTCCAGACGATATAAACTAATCTCCATTTTCGTTTTCTTAATCAATAACTGTTGAGCTTCAATATTTACTTCTGCTGCTCTATGACATAACTCTCCACCACGACCCAAAGGTATATTGAACTGCATAGAAATACCATAATTTAAATTAAAATTATCCTTTTCAAATCTTGGTGTTTTAGTTGTATATTTAACTTCTCCTGTAGTTTCATCATAAATATCCTGATAAGTAAATTCCTCTATAGGTCGATTAAATGACCAAGAATCTGTTAGATATGGAGTGATTGTCATGCTAGGAGAAGTACAAGTAATCCCCTGCGAATATCTATTTTGTGGCAAACTTGATGGAGTTATCATAGTCGCATTGTTGTTAACAACTCCTTGGGCTGTCGAATTTGGACTAGCAACCGTAGTATTTGCAAGGGTTTTAACAGGACAAAGTAATAAAACTATTGTCCAAATGTAGTTGTAGTTTCTGTTGTGGTGCTTGAATTTATTGTTCTTGTTATTGTCGTTACTGTATCGAGACCGGGGGTGATTAGAGTTTCTTGGAGAGAGAAAGCTGATCCGGGAGTTGCAATCTTCCATCTTGGAACGGCTTCTAAGTTTGGTGAAGTCCAACTAAAATTTACTCCTCCAACTGTCTGTTCGGTAAGAGTTGTAGCTGTAGGGTTGATATATCCATTAAGATCAGCACTTTCGATATTATGTCCAGAACTTGAGTAGCTATATCCAGTTCTGTATTGATGACTTGTGATAGTTTCATTTATTACTGATTCAGAAGAACTTGAAGTAGTGCTAGAACCTGATCGAAACTGTGGAACGACAGGCACGGCTAATGTCCTATAAGGTAATGCTAATAAAATTAACCAGAAAAGTCTAGTCAATTTATTTAATCTATGGTTATCTGAACTGTAGTCGATCCTATGCAGCTAGAACCAGATCCAAATGCACCACTACAAGTGTGAACACCTGATGATAAAGAAGTCATGGCTCCAGATCCAAGAGTACCACCACTTCCTACTGTTGTTTGTCCTGATAGATGAGGTAATGCTGCTATTCCAGATGAAGGAGTTACAGCAGAAGGAGTGGCATCACCCATATTTATAGCTTCTGTTAATGAGAACGCTGACCCTGCTGTTGTGACTGATTTATCAGTTTGTATTAAAGCTGGAACACCTGCGGTCAAACTGCCTAGATTTAACCCACCAATTTGTTGTGCCGTAGTAGATCCACCACTAGTAACTGAAGGTGTAATGTTATTACCTGATATTGAATAAGTTGTTCCTAATTTATTCGTGACAGAATACGGCATATCAACAGTTATCTGTGCAGAAGTAGTGAATTTCTGTGTTATATCAGCATAAACTGGTGCTGAGAACAAAAATAGAAATGGAAGAAGTTTTTTCATTTTTTTGGATCGACTTTGATTACTTCGGGTTTAGTTGTAATTAATTCAATGGGCTGTTTTATTATGATAGTACTAACACCTCCACTGGAGTTACTAATAGTACCGTTTTCACCTTCTTTCTTTTTCTTTTTTGCTCCTTGCGCTGCATTAACGCTTATGCCAAGTCCACCAAGGATGTTTCCTAAAAGTCCAGCAGCAAAAGTGCTATCCACTCTAGGTTGGTCTGGTATATCTATTCCGAATAGCTTATTTGGTAACTTTATATATCCAAGAGATAAGACCACCAAACACCAAGCAAGAATAAAACCTTGTGCAACTGTAGAAATTAAAAACGTGATTTTTTCTTGATAATCAGGTTTTTCATCATCTATTTCTTTTGTATTTTCAATTACTTTCTCTGCCATAATTATCCTTTTCTGTCATAATAGACATATATTGAGGATTCGTAAAGTGGTAGAGGTAGTTGCAGCAGTAGGTGGGGCTTTATTAACAGCTTGTTTTGTCTCCGTTGGCTCAATCTCCTATAGAGGTAGACAATCAAGAGATGACCTTGTGCGAAATACAACAGCTATAGAATTATTAACAGATAAAATTGATAATATGCACGATGATATGAAAGAAGTATTTCATCGTTTAAAAGAAGTAGAACTTGCTGTAGTAGAGATTAAGCCAAGAAGATAACCTCTCCTACCGACCACCAATAGAAGAGGTTATAGCTCGGATGTAGGGAATGAGCTACTATTAACTTAGCAATTTTATTAATAACAATGCTAAAAATTATAGAACCAATTCTTTTTGCCTTCCTTCGTGGCTCTGCAATAAAAAAACTCGCACTTGATATAGTACGAGTTATGGTTAAGAAAACTGATAATACAGTTGATGACCGCTTATGCGATATGTTGGAAAAAGCTTTATTTCCGGGCAGATAATTACTTTTTACCGCCTTTCTTTTTTTTCTTTTTCTTTCCCATTCCTGTTCCGTAATGTCCGGGCATAGTTTGTAAGTGTAACTAAGCCAAGTATAGCTTTGTTGCCTTATCAAACCAATACGTTAGGGTAAAGGTGGAGGGACTTGTTATGAAACTGGTAATGCCTTGGTCTGGATGGTTTAACAAACAAGCCAAAAAAAGACGAAAAATTGAACCTTGGGTAATGGCTGATGTTTCTATGGAAGAAGAATTACACGTTGAGATATTTTTAAGACACGTTGTAAATACTTTAGATCCTGATGATATTGGTGATCTTATTAGTGCTTTTGCAAAAGAAAATTATAGGTTAGTAAAAATAATAGATCAAGCTGGAGAACATATTGACAAAATATACGATGAAGTCAATTCTGTTTCTCCCAAAAATAAGCGCAATCCTTTGCCCAAACTCCCCCACTAGCTTTACCTTCTGGCATCCCTAAACCACACTCTGCCTTGATAACTAGATGGTGAATACAATCAATACACAAAGGATGATCTCTGCTCATACACCTAGCATCAGCATATAAATATTCTGCTTCAATAAGAGCAGGCTCTAGTTCTTTTGCTTGTAAAGGTAAGTTTAACTTACCTGTTTTAGTTTTGATTTTGACTCGCCATATTGTTGGCTCTTCTTCGTAGAGAACCATGCGACCAGCATGGTATCTAAGAGAAGCCATTACTTATGCCAAATTCTGCCTTCGTAACCATTAGGAGGAGTACTAATCCAATATCTTTCTCCATTTATAACTCTAAACACATGATTACCGCAACATACAATCTCTCCTGAGTCTTTCTGCATCTTCTTCTGCTTCTGATCTTGTCTCGTAAATGTTTCCGAGATAGACAATTTTTCCATCATAATACCAAGCTTGAAATTTGTTTGTTAGACCATGATATATCGGCTGCACTCCAAAATGTCCTTTGGAGACTAAATATGTGATATACAAAATTTATTACTTTTGCCAATACTTAATAAGTCGTTCTAATTCCTTAATACGAGCTTTTGCAGCTTCTATTTTTTGTTGTCTTGTCATACTAATTTCAGCTTACAATCCTTCCATCTAGCCTTTATATATTTAACAGCTTTAGCTTGGTTTTCTGCATTAATAGATATTCTCATTGGTGCTGTTCCAATACCTAATCCTTGAACTAAAAAAGTAAATTTCTTAGTTTTTTCATCTTTCTGTGGTCTTGTTATACCTTCCAAATCAGGTGGCATATTAATAATCTCTTTATCTCTAAAATTATTCGATTGCATTTTCAGCTACCTCCTGTTCTTTATCACTAAAGTCTCTTATTTTCATAGAGGCAACTTTATTTACTTGATAGTTATGTTTCATAATAATTGTTCTAATGTTTTTATCGACCCAATCACTACGAAGACTCGCAGTATGGTTGTCAGCATATTGCACAATATGATCGTAGCCTTTGATGTCTTTATCAAGCTTTTCTGCTAATTCTTCAAGTTTGTTTTCTTTAAGTTTTAGGAGCTTACGTTCTGATTTAGTGCTTTGTCTTGGTGTCATGTTATTTTTTCTAATTCTTTTATAGCTAATGATCTAGCTTTATTATGGATAGTTCTGAACTCGTTCCT